CTGGTATAGATATTTCCTGTAATCCGTGTATACCTTGAATACCTTCAGCTAAGCTGTCAATCAAATCTAACAGTCCAGAATAAAACTCATCAAGAGCTTTATGTTCAGAATAACTTTTTGTTGAAAGATGAATCAAATGAATTTGATCTCTTAAACCAAATAAGCTACCCAAAAACTCACCGTGTGTGCTAGAAGGACGTTTGATGGTTTTTTGTAACATTATGAATTAGCTTGTGCGTTTGATTTATTTCTCTGGTACTGACTAAAGTTTTCGATATCTCCTGCAAGAATTGCAACTGCTTCATCAATAATGATTTCGACAATGTCATCTTTAAATTCTGACTCTACATTTGTACCAACTGCACCGGTTGAGATATTAACACAACCATCAAAATTGATTGTACGTGGTAGTCTGTAGTAAGTCAAAGTTGCTTTTTCAATATCAAATGTTGTACTTGTATAAACTCTGCAACGATTGTTTCCCATCGTACAAAAAGTTTCACCCCATTCAAATGACGGTTTTCTAAAAGCATCATACAAAAGGTTGTCAACATCTCCCACTTCAGCTAAATAAACAACAACAGGTCTTGAAGGACAACATTTGTCTTTAGCAATAGCTGTCATACGCTTGAAATACAAGTAGTTGGGAGGTAGTTTATCAGTTTCAAAATATGTATCATAATCTGAACCCGTAAGAACTGCTTCACTTACAAGAATTTGTAAATCATCAATCATAATCTTTGATGCTTCATCACCTTGTTTGCGAATGTTACTACCAGCAACTTGTCTGCGCACCCATTCTAGCTGAGCTTTGTTGAAAGCTTCAACAATCTGCCAGCATTCCAAGTTGTCGTAATCAAGAGAAGCTAGTTTATTTAACCGCTCCTTAAACTTGATTTGTAACAGGTTGTTGTTCATTTACTCTTCAGTATTTAACTATTCCAATATTTTTCTACAGTTCTAGTAAGGTCTGCAAGAATTTCTTCATTCAAAGGATTCTTCAGATACTCTACAATTTCAGAAGGATTTTTACCTAGCATTGTGCTACTGCTCATATGATAGATATAACCATCTGCTCTAGTTGCAAGAAGCTTATAGAATGTTCCATCTTTTACAATAGAACGCAGTTTTAATGTTTCCATATCCAAACTGCAGATTTCTAAGAAACGTTCTGCTGTTTTGCGTTTATCTCTATCTACAGACTCACCATTAATGTATTTATCCATATTATCATACATTACATCAACAGGTGTACTCTTACGATATTGAGTAGAACTTGCATCTACAACTTTACATACATAGAACAGCTTATTTGCATTCTTGTCATAAAGCTTTTGAAGTTCAGCAAGTGCTTTGTTTCTGATCTTTTTAACTTCTGTCTTAATAGCTGCGGTTTCTTCGTACTTATCTAAGTAAAACTTAGGAGGAACTGCACGACCACGGGCATCTTCAAGACTTTTAGCAATAATTGAAAAACCACCAGCCTCAATTGCACGCAACTTAATTAGGTCATATGCGTCTTTTTGAGGATCTAAAAAGATAGGTTCATTACCACAACGAAGTACAATTCTGCTCCAAAATTCATCATTAGTCGGTTTTAGAAGTTTTACCTTATTCCAAAATTCTTTGTCTTCAGGATCTACTTCATTTGAAGCAAGTTCTTTTTCAAGAGTGCTTACAATTCGTCTAATTTCACGAATCATAGCATTACGCTCATCTTCATCTAATCTCTTAAGTTCTGGAGCAAATTCATTCAGACCTGTGACAAAACGTTTAATACCATTGTTTTCTAAACATGCTAACTGTTCTTCATGAAATACTCCTTCAAACAGTGACATACTGTAACGCTCAAGACCCATGTTTGATGAGCCATTGTCTACGTAAGGTCGAATAGCAATTGTGCTACTTCTCTTTAGAGAATTGTGTTTCTCAATCATTGTTTCCATACTTGGTTTTTGTTGGTTTATATTTTTGCAACTATTAGTTTAAAGCTTCTGAACCACGACAAGGTTGTTACATCTCAGAAGGAACCTGGGTTGCCCCAGGTGAGTTGTCGAATTTAATCGACATCGAGGAGGTGGAAGATTGTAAAAACAAAAACTGGGGGAATGGTTACCCCCAGATTTGTAATAGGTTATTCTTAGAAAGAACCACCAGTGATCGGGTTTCTCATAACGATCTTCAACACTTTGGTTGGGTCTTTTACCCACAAAGCAGGCATCGTTTGAGTCATGAACACACGGTATCCGTTAAAGTTTCCGCTAGAAGAGAAACCTTGAGTACGTCCCATGTAGTCCATAGTACCGTTCTGATAGAACCACTTCAGTTCGTTATCCCACTGCAACTTCAACAAGAAGATGTTGTCGTTGGTATTATCAGTGATATCGAATACAATAAAGTTGTAGCTTGACAGAGGGAAACCATCAATGATTGGGTTTTCAATATCGTTAGTATGAACGTTATCAAAAGCAGGGTTCAACACAAACTTAACGTTTGCCAAGAAAGGAATTGTGTAGCTAGTGAAAGCGAATCCAAAATTCAGATCCATTCCCTGACCGGTGATTGCACCGATATCAGCAGCTTGTACCACAAGACCTGCACCCATAGCTTCTTTCTTGATAGCGTCGTTCACCATCTTCATACCAGCCATACCAGTTTGTACGATGATCTGACGCTTAGGATCTGGTCCTTTAAATTCAACTTTACCATTGTAGAAGTTGAAGATTTCGCTACGGAAAAGCTCAAGGTTGAAAGAACCTTTGTTGTAGATACGCTTGAAAGAGTTGTCCAACTGCTTCCAAAGACCTACTGACAAGCGGATATCATCTGGACCATCTTGCTTAACGCGACCACCTTGTCCCCACATCAAGTAGGTTTCGATGTCTGTTGCAATTTTAGTCAAGTGAGCTGCTTCCAAATTGGTAACGAAAGAGCGAGATAAAGTACCTTTATCATAAGCTCGCTTGATGTAGTCTTTACCCATCTTAGCAACCATAGCATCGATAGAAGTAATTGAAGGATCAATACTCTTATCGAATGAACGCCAGATTTCAGTTACAGGTACGCTACCATCAGCTTGCATACCACCTTTCATCATCAAGTCAGCGCGGCTAGATACACTGTAGTGTACGTGAGCTTCAGCACCACCTACGTAGTTGTAGAACTCACGGAATCCAGTGCTCAATTCTCCGATGTCAGAGAAACGCTCACCGTATTCACCACGAGCAGAACCTTTACGGAACAACTTAGTACCAGGCTTAACAAAATTCTTGTCAAGACCTTTTTGGTTGTCGTTGTTTACAAGTTGAACAGTGTAAAGAAATCCGTCACCAGTAGGAAGAATATCTTCTGCAGTAACGTACATTTCTGCACCATTGTACTTATCGTATGTGATGATATCACCATGTCCGAAAGAACGCTTGTTTACTTTAATTTTGAAAGATGTACCATCTTTTCCAACATTTACAGAAGCGCCTGGTTCAGCGTCTTCAGTAATGTAAGGAAGATCTTGTACGATAGGTGTTTGCCATTTGTACTCACCACGAGGGTTATTTACAAGAATGGTGTTTTTACCACCAAAAGATGCCATCTGATAAAGAGGCATTTCTACCTTCTGGGTCATTGCCCACAAGTCTACAGGACCCAAATCCATGGGTTCTGCACTCTTGAGCATGTTCACCAGGTGGTAGCTGTCCACGTGAGAACTAACTTTGTAGCTAGTATCCCTGAGGAAGAGACCATTGTTAAGAACAGGTGTACTCATTTTTGAAAGGGTTTTAGGATTGAATTGTTATTGTTAAAGGTTTATTTAACTTCTTTTGAATATGTTTGACGGACGAGGTATTTTTCTTCCGGCTTTTTCTTCTTTTTCGTCAGCTACTGTTCCTGCAATTTTTCTTGCTTCTTCAGTTTTCAGCTTACGAACTGTGTCTTGTGTTGCCTGGTTCTTTGCTTGTTGACGAATCTGATCTTTATATGCATCAGGGTCTGCCAACAACCAAAGCGCTTCAGCAACTAAATCATATCTAGGTTCTTGGAACTGATACTTCTCAAGAAGATGTCCTAGAAGATTTGTTTGCTTACCCGACATAGACTGGTATTTTGCGTCAGTCAATTCAGAAAACAAGAAAGTTTGTGTACGTTTATCGATTTTTACACCGTTTAGATCACCAATTTTTAGCGTCTCGTACACATTATTCATGTAATCACGAGCAGCTTTTTCTTGTTGCTTTTTGTATTGCTCTTGACGTTGAATCTGCTCTTCAAGAATTTCTTCTTGCATCTTTTCGAGTTTGGGTTTGAAACTATTAGATTTTTTTTCCAATGTTCCAAAATCTTCCCACTCTTTAATTTGCTCTTCTATATCTGTGTCACTACCAAAATTGGTTGCTCTCAGATACTGACGTACCACATGATGTGCGTCTGCTTCAGGATCAAAAGACTTAGTCTCTTCAACTTGAGCTAACGCTTTGAACAAACCTTTAATGTCTGTTCCACCATTTGCTACGTAACGAGCTGCATATTGCAGTTCATCGGGTAGTGATTCAAAGAACTCTGTTGGAGTTTGATCTCTAATCGCTTTTTCGCGTTCCTGGAAATTTGCTTCAAGAAGCTCCTTCCAGTCTTTCATAGAGTACTCCTCTAATTTTTTATCATCTTCAAAGGGGATGATAAGACCCTCTTCAATTAACTTAGAGAATGTTTCAACCATTCCGCTTTTGTCAACTTTTTTTCTTCCTGCTTTTAAATCAGAATCTTCCTCATCATCACCAGCGGGATTCAAATCATCCAACACATTATCTGTGTTAATGGGTTCTTTTTTATCATCTGCTGAATCATCCTTATCATCATCAGCATTTTCATCTTTGCCATCATTCTCAAGAAAGCTCATATCAACAGCCGCATTTCTTGAAAAGAGACTAGGTTTTTTTGCATCACTCTTTCCATCTCCAGTTAATACATCTTCTGCGCTAGGCATCGGAAGAAAATCATCAATGTCAGAGAGCGTTACAGATTCTACATTCGTAGATTGGTTTTTGTCTGTAGCCATAATTTAAAGTGTTGGTTTCTTTGTTGTTCTACATTAATAATCTACACATTATAATCTATTTCTAAACTTTCGAAAGTTAGTTTTAGAAAAGAATGTGTGACATTTTTTGGATTATATCGCTAACCCATTTTTGGGTCTTATCAATCTTTTTTATCAAAGCGATTTTTATTAGTGCGAGCGACTTCTACTTGCTTTTGAGCAATCTCTTTTCTTGTTTGAAGTTCTTGTCTTTGCAAGTCTAATTTCTGCTGATCAATTGCATTTTTTGAAACAGATGCTTCACGACGCATATTTAATTCTTGATCAGCACGATCTTTTTTATCTAAATAATCAAGAGTATCTCTAAAGTCAGACTGACTATTTTTATCAAGATCCACCATTGCACCGTAACCAGCAGATCTAATTTCAGCAACTCTTACGTCATTGTCACGCTCAAGCTGCGCTTGCTCTGCTTTATACTGCTGTTCAGCCATTAAACGCTTATCAAGACCTTCTTGTTTCATGCGCTCAATATCTTGCATTTGCTGCATTTCTTGTTGCTTAGCTTTAGTTGTCTTTTCTTCAATACCTTTTAGAGTGTGACTAATTTCAGCAAGAGAGTCTGCTTGAACAAGTTTACCAAGATCATAGATAGATGCACCGGAAGTATTATTACTCAAAGCAAGTTGACGGATTTGTTCCATGATCTGCTTCTGATTCACCTTAGTTGTAACAAAGATGTTAAGATCTCTGGCAAGCATTTCGGTACCGCTCATTTCAAAATTAACCTTTTCATCCATTCCTGTCATATACTGAAGACGAACCGAAGGTTTATGTGAATGATAATACTGAGCCAAATCTGTTCTCATTTGATGTACTCTAGGCATTAGATATTCAGAATGCTGAATAAAATAAGTTTCAGTCTGTGAGTAAGAATTATTTACAGCTTGTTGGATTCCTTGAGCAGTTTCTTGAGCATTAACAGCGCCAAGACGTTGAGGTGAAATACCAATAGTTTCAAATGCTTGTTGTTTAAAATAGTTTGCCAATTGAATTCTTGACATTAACCGCTGAGTCTGTTCAAGATTCAATACTTGATAATGCTGAAAATTTAACGCATTTTCAGTATTAGTGATAGAAGTATCCAGTGGCAACATCTGGAATGACTTCATTGCTACATATGCTTTTGCAAAATTGTTCTGTCCCCAGTCTTCACCCATTGATTGACGAGGTAAAGCATTCTGATCAAGCATAATTACTGTACCCAATTCATCAATAAGAATGTCAGCAATCTGATTGTTAACAAGGTTGTAACCAATTTGGAAAGGTTTCATTTTGTCAACCAGTGCTACTGAACGACTGTTTCTGTCTGAGAAAACAGAACCTTCTACGGGAAGCTTACAACCATAAGGAGTAAAATCACCTTTGAATTGAAATTTAACAGGCTTAACGTTAAGATAGATTGGAGCAAGTCCTGTCGCATCAGCATTACCATAGAAAGTAGGTCGGTTTGGTCCTAATTTAAGTCCACCCCAAACTTCATTAATCCAGATCCATTCTATGTGTTCACCATAAACAAGATTATCTGCTGTTTTTCTTTTAATAACCGAAGTATCATACATCGGTTTATTGGTGACTTTAAAGTTCTCGTCTACAATCATTTTAATTTCACTACCATCATCCTCTATACGAGTTAGATATCCCAGCATCCGCTGTGACTTCCAATAAACAGTAGTTACTCTTAAAAGATTTGTAGTTCCATAGTCATAAAGGTCCTCGGATTCTTCCAAGATTTGTGTGATCACATCGTCACCTTGACCCAGGAAGCGGTCGTTAACACTGACGAACTGACGGTAACCCAGAGACGGACCTTCTGTATTCCATTGATGAGAACGAGTAGCATCATAAAAAGTACCATCGTTTTGATATCCTGAAATAGCATATCCTGCAGCCTTTACAGGATAAATTGCTTCTAACGATCTAAGCTGTTCCTCAGTCATCATATAACCATACTTGTCAATGATATCAGAAGGACTCATTAAATCAACTTTACCAGCCCAGTTACCTTGAGAAATATATCTTACTTCTGGTGATTTGTGATAGAAAGTCAATACAGGATTCCACAATTCAATTTCGTAGTCGTCCTCATTCATTTTAAAATGCCAGAATTCTCTATCGGTAATTAACATGTCTTTGAAAGCCATGTTCTCAAGCTCTTTTATTTTAAAGCGTTCTTCGTCAACAAGATGCTGATGCATCGCCCACTGTTCAATCATTGAACGGTAGTCTTTTTTAAAGTATGCTTCAATTTCAGGTAAAGACTTAAGGTTTTCAGGATTCATTGCTTGTTGAGCTTCTTCAGAATCCATTTGCATACCCTGCGCCATAAGCATTTCCATCATTTTAGCTTCAGCATGAGATAGTAGATATTGCTCAACCATAAGACGCTTCTCTTCAAGCATCTCATTATATGAGATTTCATCTACAGCACGGTACATAATCCGATCATTGCGCTTAGCAAATTCACCAGAAAGTACGTTGATTACATTAGGGATAATGGGAAAAAACTTAAGCTCTAACGCAGACTCATCTGTCTTTGTCAGAATATTAATAAGATCGGCTTGCTCATTATCTTCTTCAATAATGTAGTCAGTCTTATCAATTACACCATTAGCAAGCTTATAGTTTTTAAGAAGTTTACGGGCGTTCCTACGAATTTGCTTAAGTCCTTGCATTTCGTACCAGTCCATATTCCACGCACCCCATTCCTCCGTTTTTTCTTTGGTGGGTAAAAATTGTACAGGTTGAGTAATTGTACCCAACCGATTATATTCAGCTTTAGCGCCGTTTTTTAGCTGTAATGCATTAAATATTTGCATCTTTCATTGGATTAAAGTCTATCATCGAAAGTTCTTAAAGGGGTTCCTAGGCTTTCCTGAGCTTAAAGTTGCGTTTTTAGAACCTCCAATATGCCTAAAGGGACTCATTTTTAAGTTACTATTTTTTGGTGAGTTCTCCAAATTGGTGTTCTCATACTCTGTTTTTCTCGCATAACCTCTATTAGAATGCTGTATTTTGGAGAACGCCACCAGTGCAGCAAAACTTACTAAACGGTCAACGTTCAGTCCTTCTCTGTACGCCTGCATTTCTTTAAGAAGCATGGGGTCTGGAATTCTTTCGACACCATATACTGTCTTTACAATTTCCCCGTCACTTTTTGTAATGTGATCCAGCTCTTCCGTCAAAAAAGAAACAGCATAACTCAAGAGGTGTGTTTTAAATATACTACCAACGTTACGCCATCCATATTCCTGGAAGACATTTGTATTTGCACCTAAGTCTTTAAGAAACAGAATTTGATTTTTGGGTACAAGATATCGCTGCTTTCTTCGAGCTATCATATGCTGAATAAACAATGAGATGTTGTTTTCTACAATTGTCCAGGCATTGTACCATTCAATTATATTTTCTAATCTCTCATGGGTTTTATTCAAGTCATCAAATCTCCCACACCATACAGCAACCACCTTGTCACGCTCAACGTGACTTTCAACGGAACCATCGCTTTTCTTTTTAGTAATTTCTATAGAGGTTTTGTAGACAATGATTGAGCACAGTGAATCTGATGTAGTTGTTTTACCTTCGGAAACAGGGTCGACTGAAGCGTAATACATTCCAAAAGTAGGGTCTTCAACAGGTCGTTCATATACTACAATTGTACCTTCCTTGTCAGTAGTCTTTGGTGAAATAGGAAATTCACTAATTGGTAGTTTTCTCGATTCGCGAACTGCAATCTTACCATTTTCATCCCTATACAAATCAACATATTCAGTATAGTATTCTCGTTCTTCAATTCTTCTCAACTGGGCATTTACAAGATGTAACGGGAATAGAGATACTTTTCTATTCGCGAATGCTTCTTCGATGTTAATAGGTTTCTGAGAAATGCGTAATTGATAGTCTTGTGCTTTAAGTTTTTTCTTCCAATCCTTACGCTCCTCAACAATCATTTCTAGCGCTTGTTCAACTAGGGAATTACCGTATTCATCAATACACGGAAGCATAGACCACTGTTCTGGAATAAACAAACCACATTCTGCATATTCCCAGTTTTCATTTAACAGATTAGTACCTACAGCAAGAACGTCTTTGGAATCGGGTTGTAATATCATTTCCTTCAGTGGTTCACACTGATCCAAATCACCCACAGACCCTGCAGCTACAAACATACCTGTGTAGATCATACCTGATTTTAATGCGGGTAATAAGTATTCTATTGTTTTATCCATGTTAGGGGCAATACCTGCTTCCTCATGAAAAAATAAATTACATGGACCGCCTACACCATTTGTCGGATCTTTATCCAAAGACAACCCTATGATGACTGAGTTTAGACCTACGTCTTTTTTTCTTCCACCAGCATTAACTTCGATTTTTTGCTGCCAGTTAAGAATCTTATCAGGATTACAAGGTCTGTACCATGCAGTGTGTTGATTCAAGAAGTTTCTGTATTCTTCCATAAATCGCCATGTACCCTTTTCATTAATGTAATCTTTTAGAGAACCTGCCATTTTATTGATAGAACCCTCCTCAAACCAGAAGTTGTTTATCATTTTTGCAGTATGGAAATAAGAAGATGCAATCTGACGTTTCTTTAAAATCGCAACATGTTTAAAACTGTATTTTGCAATGTCCTCGTAGAGTGCCATGTGATACTGCGCATCTCTTATGTCAGCAAACGTAAATTTTCCCTGCTCTTTATTGTAAATGGGCAGAAAGTTTAACCACATGTAATAGTCCCTTGTTAAGTACCATGTTTTACCAAGAGGGTTTTTAAATATTACACCTTTTCTGCATTTATTTTTTTCGTTATTCCAATAATCAATAAAGTCCTTACTACGAAATGGTGCAGCACAGTATACTTTTTGTTGATTAAATATCTTTGCCTGCTCGTTAAAAAGTTTAGTAGTTTCATCAAAAGCATACAAACCTGGTTCCTTAAAAATAGATTTAAGGAAATCTACAAACTGTTCACGAGTATTGTAACTTGTAATACTCCACTCACCAACAGATGCATCGTATGTAGGTATGTCAATAAATGTTTCCAAGTATTACTCTATTACAGCCAAGTCTACAACCTCTTGTATAAATGAGGGATCACCGTTTGAAGTATTAACCACGTAAATCAAAGTTTTAATATCCTTTGATTTAACTACCGGATATTTAGTTTCTCCACCACTCCAGTAAGCTTTATAATCTTCTCTATGTACTATAGACCAAAGTTGTGTATAAGGGTTAAAAT